CAGGCGAATACCGGGATCGGGCTCGGGCCGACGACAGTTGATGTCGCGACGACTGGCGTCAGCGGCACGACAGCGGTCGGCACCGAGATCCCCGGTTTTAGCTTCGCACTGAGCGGGCAGAGCGCGACGGGCAGCGTGGGGACGGTGACGTCTCCTGGCTGGAGCCTCGCGCTGACCGGCGTAGCGGGTACCACGGCCGCTGGCACCGAGATCGCCGCGCCCTCGTTTGCGCTCGGCGGATTCAGCGCCACTGGCAGTCCCGGATCGTTCAGCGGTCTCTCGGATGTCATTGGATTGGGCGGGCTCGTGGGTGCCTCTGGGATCGGCACGCTGACCATCCCCTCGGCACCTGTGAACGTCGACCGCCCGATGATTCTGCGCGGGCCATTCCCGTTCCCGATGGCGGTCCCGGCGTGGCCGGTCAACGCGCCGGTCAGCGGCACAGTGGCCCTCACGGGCGTCCAGGCGTCGGTCATCGTCAACGACTTCAACGATGTCCTCGCCGATCTGGCGCCGTTCGCGGGTCTACAGGCGTCGGCCCTGCTGGGATCGGTTGGCCCCAGCACGCCGGGATCGGCGCCACTCGTGGGCGTGGCAGGGACGGGACAAGCCGGGACGCTCACGGCGAATCTGCCGCTGCCGCTGGTCGGTCAACAGGGCACGGGTGCAGTCGGGACAGAACTCCCGATCGCGTCGTACATCGATCGTCCGGCCTACGTCCAGGGACCGTTCCCGTTCTTGCCGAGCAGCGGCACCTTCTGGTTCCGCGAGAAGCCGCGGCCGATTCTGCCGCAATCGCAGTCGATCACGGTCATTCTCGGCAGCGTCACGGCAGCGGGACAGGTCAATGGCCTGGGCGTCAAGAACGATACGAACGCGCTCGCGGGCGATGTCGGCACGGGCACGCTCGGCACCGAGATCGCCGCATTCAGCGAGCCGATCACGGGTGTCACCGCCACCGGCAGCGTCGGATCGCTCGGATTGGCGCAACCGTTGACTGGCTCGAGCGCCACAGGCCAGACCGGAACGGAGATCGCGAATTTCAGTGTTCCGTTGACGGGCGTCACGGCCAGCGGCCAATTGGGCGTCTTGGCGGCGAACTCCAACAGCGACGTCACGCTGCAGTTGTCGGGTGTTGGTTCCACGAGCGCGATCGGCACGCTTGCGGTCACGGCGACACTCGCGGTCTCCGGACAAAGCGCGACGTCGGCGATCGGGTCGCTCTCGGTGACCGTGGCGAGGCTCCTGGTCGGGCCAGTCGCGACAGGGGCGATCGGGACACCGTCTGGGAGCGGCAGCGGTTCGGCATCACTCGCGGGTGTGCAAGCCGCCGCGACGATCAATCCGATCGCGAACGTCTCCGAAATCATCCTGCCGCCAGGTCTTGCGGCACAGGGCTACGCTGGCGCACTCGCGTTCAGTCCGGCTACGTTCATGGTGACGGGCGTCACAGCGAACGGGATTGCCGGCAGTCTCTCGATTGACGAAGGTGCTGTTCTTGACCTGGTGGGCCAGTTCCTGCCAACGCTTGATTTCACAGGGGAGCTGGACTGATGGCGTACAACGTCACCATTGGCGGCAACGGCACGCTGTTCATCGGCGAAGACAAGCGGTTGCGCATCGCGTGTGTCGACAACACCGGCCTCCCCACAGACATGACCGGGTGGGTGCTGGACTTCGACGTGCGCACGAGCGACACCGCGCCCTCCTCGGTGCTGACGCTCACGCCCACGCTCATAGGGATGTTCGACACGAACCCCTCACTCAACACGCAGCGCGCCATCGTGACGTTGACTGCGGCCAACATGAACCTGTTCCGACCCAAGCTCTATCGCTATTCCGTCAAGCGCATCGATCCCGGCGAAGAGACCGTCTTGCTGTGGGGCAGTTTCCTCCCCCAGAGAGCGACGGCTCCATGAGGCGCGCATGCCGTCTGCTCCGCTCCGTCCGTGTCCTGGTGGCTGCGGGTCTCTCGTGGCTCGTGGTCGGTGTGCTGCCTGCGCACGGGCAACCGAACAGCGCCGCGGCTCCGCCGCCAGTCGTGGCTATGGCAGCTATTGGTCGCGTGTCTTCCGCCCGTGGTTCCTGCAACGACTCATCGCAGCGGGTATCGCTCCTGTCTGCGGCGCAGCCTTGCCTGGCGGTCCACGGATGGAGGGAAGCCAGTGCCGTGCGACAGGACGGCTCACGGCAGGGCATCTCCATCTCGACCATGACCCACCCCTTCAGGATGCGGAGCGCACAGACCGGCGAGCGGTCTGCGATCCCCTGCGGGTGGGCCTGCTCTGCCCGGCCTGCCACAGTCGACGCACGCAGTGGCAGCAGCAGCACGGGCTGGTCTGACCGGGGGTATACCCCTCGCAATTCTCTAGGATCAGCGGGCCTGCGGACCGTGCTCCGGCCCGCTGCGTGCGAATTCGCTTTCAAAGGTTTTCAAATAACCCATTGATTCTGTAGGAGATAAATCAAAGGTGCCACGAGGCGGACTACGACCGGGATCGGGTCGCAAACCCAAGGATGTAGCGACGGCGGCGCTCCACGGGAGCCAGCGGCGGACGCTCGTGCGCTTTCCGGGCGCGGTCGCCGCAGGTCCGCAGCCGGTCGAACCAGCGGGGCCGATCGATCCGCCGGCAGACCTGCCAGCGAAGGCGAAGGCGGTCTGGGCGCGGCTGTCACCGTTCGCCGTTGAGAAGCAGACGCTCTATCCGGAGACGGTGGCGGCCTTCGCGATGCTGTGCCGGGCCGCGGTGACGGAACGGAAGCTCTCGCGCGGGAAGACCGAAGGTGGCTCGGCACACCGCGGCATGATGCAGCGCGTGGAGGCCGGGTATCTGCGCTTCGGTCTGGCGCCGAACGGGAAGCCGATCGCCAAGCCCCGAGCGGTGGTCGATCCGTTCGCAGAATTTGACGCGGTGCAGGGTCAAGGATGAATCCGATCGACGACTACGCTCGCGCCGTGTGTGCCGGGAGCATTCCCGCCGGGAAGTATCACCGGCTGGCGTGTGAGCGGCACGTCCGCGATCGTGCGCGCGAGGCGACGCCGGACTTCCCGTTTCGCTTCGACCTGGCGCGGGCGGAGCGGTTCTTCCGGTTCACGGAGCAGTTGAAGCACTACAAGGGTCAATGGGCCGGCAAGCCGATCGTGTTGCAGCCCTATCAGCGGTTTCGGCTCGGGTCTGTCTTCAGCTGGGTCCATGTGGCGACCGGCCTGCGGCGGTTTCGGACGTCGTATCACGAGATCCCGCGCAAGAACGGGAAATCGCTCGAGGCGGCGGTCGTCATGCTCTACCTGTCGTTCTACGACGGGGAACCGGGCGCGGAAGGCTACTGCATCGCGACGAAACGCGACCAGGCCAAGCTCGTGTTCAACGACTGCAAGCAGCTGGTGCAATCGTCCGGCCTCAAGACGCGGATCGATGTCCAGGTGGCGAACCTCCATCGGGACGAAACGGCCTCGAAGCTCGAGCCGCTCGGCGCCGACCACGATTCCACGGACGGCCTGAACCCGAATGCCGTCTGCGCGGACGAGCTCCACGCCTACCGCGATCGCGGCCTGCTCGATGTCATGGAGACGGCGACCGGCGCGCGGCTGCAGCCGCACTTCTTCAAGATCACCACAGCCGGGAGCGATCCCGTGTCGCCTGGCGGGGATGAGCACGACTACGCCTGCAAGATTCTCGACGGCACGCTGCAGGATGAGACGTACTTCGCCTTCATTGCGCACGCGGATGCCGGAGACGATTGGCTGGATGAGCGGACATGGGTGAAGGCCAACCCGAATTGGAACGTCTCGATTCAGCCGGACGACATGCGGGCGCTGGCGACGAAGGCGCAAGGGATGCCGTCTGCCGCGGCCACGTTCCAGCAGAAGCGCCTCAATCTCTGGGTGAACGCCGATGCGCCGTGGCTGTCGCTGGACGGCTGGCGCAAGGGGCAATCGGCGTGGACCGAGGCCGACATGGCCCGGCAGCCGTGCTGGATCGGCATCGACCTCGCGTCGAAGATCGACCTCTGTGCGCTCGCGTGCGTCTTCCCACCGACCGCCGACCGTCCGACGTGGCGCCTCTGGGGGCGCGTCTGGACGCCAGCGGACACCCTGCTCGAGCGGGCGCGTCGCGATCGTGCCCCGTACGATGTCTGGGCGCGATCGGGACACCTGATAGCCGCACCTGGGACCGCGGTCAGTCATGCGCTCGTCCGCGCGGAAGTCAACCGGCTCCGCAAGGTCTTTCAGGTGCGGCAGATCGGGTTCGATCCCTGGCATGCGCGCGAGCTCATCACGCAATTGGTCGACGAGGACGGATTCACGCCCGAGCAGGCGATCGAGGTGCCCCAGACCTTCGCAGGGATGAGCAGCGCGTGTCGAGACTTCGAGGCGGAAGTCCTGGCTGGCCTCTGGGACGCCGCCGGTAGTCCGCTGCAAGCGTGGTGCGCGTCGAATGTCGTGGTACAGCGCGACGGGAAAGACAACATGTACCCGGTGAAGAAGCGGAGCCGTGGGCGCATCG